AGTCATCGTATTAAATTTTGGATCTCGAGTGTAAGCTGGAATCTTTCGTTGATAGAACTGAGTAAATGGATCCAGTGCTAGCCGAATAACCTCACGCAGAGTTTCGTTATCGCTCTGTGCGTTTAATTGGTCGATCTTGAAATTGCGTGAGGCATTTTCAGCGAGACTGTTTAGAAATTCATTTATGTTCATTCAAAACTCCATCAATATGTTTACACTTACCATGATATTTAAAACCGATACACGAACATGTCATACCATTTTCTGATTCTTCTACCGTATATACGTGGTCTTTACTACCTTTGATATGCCAGATTTTATTTGTTGGCTCTTTTCCAGCAAAGTGCATGTTGCGTTGCATAACTTTGAATTTACGATATCGAGTATCAATACGAATCGGATTCTTGAACATCATAAAATCTTTAGCATTATTCTTCTTGAAGTAACCAAAGATTTTGTCCATTGATTCAGTCATGACGTAAGTATGGTTACATGCCGTACCTGCATCCCACTGAGTAATTTCTCTAGCGAGAATCATGCCACTTCCTTGAAGTAACCATAAGGTAGACCTTGCGTGAAACAGAAATACTCGAAGTCGCCATTAGCACCTTCAGCATCCATCAACCAAGCAATAACACGAGCACGATTAGTGCCAGTGTGCATTAGGTTGAGCACACTATCTTCGAAACGAACAATCGCTTCGGCTTCGCTTTCTTTGCGAGCAATTTCTTCCTGCTCGATAACTTTACCAAGCAATTCGAATTCAGCCATGAACACTTCCTCAGTCCAAGAAGAGGTATCGACACCACGAGGACGCACACCATATGCATCCTTATACATGTCCCAGTACTGACACTGCATTTGTTCTAACACAGACATCTCTTCCCAAGATTTGAATTCGTTTGACATTTATGATCTCCTAAAATTAAGTTAAACTAAAAGTAGACTTCTTCGGCATACCGTTTGCGAAACCCGAAGTTCCAACAACAAACCCACGAGAATTTTTGCAGGTCATAGTTTGCTTCGGTGCTTTACGAGCCTTAACAACTTCAATCGAACCACCTTTACGGAGGAATGACTTCAACTGCTTTTCGGTTTCAGCACGTAGCTGACTTTTTGTTTTCACGACTATCATTTCAGTTCCTTTTCTCATCATCATAATAGTTATTATGCCTGAAAAGTGAATTATTGTAAAGAACTATTTTCAATCCCCTACTTGGCGTAGGGTTATTTCGTTGCTTTTTTGCAACGATCCAGGGGTCTCTGGGAGGGTAGGGGTAAGGGTTTGGCTACCCCTGTGACTCCAAACTCCTCCAAGGACGTTCTGGAGAGTCAGAATCGGACGGATTCAGGTTGGTTTACGGGTTTCTGGACGTAAAAAAACCCTACTCGGGGTAGGGTTATTTGATTATCGGGTTAGGGAGTTTACGGTAGTCAGCTGAATCCCTGAGCCAAAGATCCTACTATATTCGTTCTCCATGTGGACTTCGGGCAGTCCTTCCGAAACAATTGCTGTTCGATGAAGTATTACATCACCACTGGCGTATGGCATATATGGAGCGATTCCAACACCAACACCTTTGTCAGTTTGTTGTAGTTGAATCTCTGCAGGTTTATCTAACTTATAACCTTCGCTTGTATCAGTTGTCTTGCTAATGAGTTGTTCGCCTGTTACTAATTTAAATACTCTTACTGTCATATTAATCCTCGCTTGCTAGCATATCAAGAAACGCTGCTGCTTCTTCTTGGTTTGTAAATTGATTCACAATGAATCGTTCAATCTCAAAATAATGTTGAGCCAATACTAATACTTCTTTAGTTCGATATACAGAAATTTTCATGATCCAGTTCCCACGACGAATCGTGACGAAGGAAATCAAATCTTTGGATATCTTACTTTTCATCATAACAAATATTTAGGGGAACCCGAAAGTCCCCCTATTTGCTACGATTACTTGGTTGGTTTAGGTGCTGGTGTTTTACCGTTTACCCAATCCCAATCATCATCTGTCATTGGGATCCAATTGTTCATAATCTTTTGAACCTATCGGCTTTATGTTTACGCATCATAATGATGCCTTCATATATCCCAATGGTTACATTTTTAAAGTGATTCAGCAGCTTTGTCATATGAGTCCTCACGTAAGAATTCTTTCTTACCAGCAGTCTTCACTTGAACTTTCTTTGGTTTCTTATTTTCTGGAACCATACGCTCCAAAGCAATCTTAAGCATACCATTGAATAGTTCTGCATTCTTCACTTCGATATGATCATCGATAGCAAAAGCACGAGTAAATGCACGAGTAGCGATACCTTTGAACAAGAAGTTATCTTCTAGAGCATCAGTGGCTGCATCAACATTACCCTTAACAATCAACTTGCCACCATCAATGGTTACATCAATCTCAGACTCACCGAAACCAGCTACTGCTACTTCGATTGTGTACGAGTTTTCAGCATTCTTACGAATGTTGTATGGTGGATAGTTGGGAATGTTTTTTGTAAGATCGTCATGCAATGCTTGGAATTGCTTTGCAGAATCTTCAAAACCGACAAAGAATTTGTCGAAGTCCTTGAACGATGGACCAAATGCGATTTTACCGATATTGAAATCAGTCATGTGTTTCTCCTATTAAGCGAGTTATAAATTTGACACCCCGAAGGCATGTCGGTTAATGCTGGTTACTGGTTCCAGCGACAACTTAACGTATTGACAGCTTTACCAACGATTCGTAACTTAGCGGTCCTAAGGTGAATTCTTTAAGCTGCAGGTAATTCAGCAGACTTTGCTGCAGCTTCTTGCTCGGCTTTCACAATCGCTTCGACTTGCGGTTCGCCTTGCTCTTTAATTTTGTTAATAACAGATACAACTTCTTCAAATGGATGCTTACCCAATACACGAAGAATCATATTACATTCATCAATACTCAGTTCAATTTTAATCATTTCAGTTTCTTTCCTATGTTGTATTTGGGAACAAGTTCCCATTCATTTTTCTCTTTAAAAGAGACTACCTTAATTTGCGACAGAGATGCTTTCTGATCAGCTTGCGTATTATTTAGGATCTTCACTAGATCCCAATCCTGTAGCAAACCTGCGATTGCATTTCTACGCTCGATATCACCTGCAGTGATATTCGATTCTTTACCGTCCAACGCAAATAGTTCTTTGAAGTGAACGATGAAATACCTACCTTGCTTATGTAGTATATGGCAAGATTGATATAGTTTGTTTTCTTTCCTGGATGCAATACCGATTCGAGTTAATGTTTCACGAACCTTTAAGAAGTTATCTGGTTCATGTAACGTCACTTCAAGCATTGACTCAGGAGTCCAATCATAATATACCATTTCAATAGTCATGATTTTCCACCTTTATATAATTTTTCTTTTATCATATTCAATTGTTCATTTGGCAAAATTGTTAAAACTTGCCTTGCTTTTTCTCTGGAATAGTTATAATATTCCATGACCAATTTCATATCGTCAGTACTGGCTTCTTTTTTAGCCCACTTACTGAAGCGATTCTTCTTGGGTATACTATTTAGCAAAAATGAAAATTGCCATTCTTTTGGAATGGTGTAGTGGAAATTCATCTCATTAGCATGCATAACGGTATCTGAGAATTGAGACAATCCTCGATTAACCATCCATGCATTGTAGTCCTTCTTGGCTTGAGGATCTACAAATAAGTTTTCTTTGGTGGTATTAATCGCCTTTATAAAATCAAATGGTGTCATTATCAAAACCTACTTCTTTCAAGTTTTGAGGTAGGGCTGCAAATTGCTTGTCTGGGAAATTTCTTGCAAGATTCTTTTCCAGTTCTTGTTTAGTTCTACCTTGTGCCATGAACGATTTGTCTTTTATATTGTAAACAAAAAACATACCTTTATCATGCTCAATCATAATTGGAATGAAGTCTTGTTGTTCCAAATATTCAGCAGTAACAACTTCAGGAACTAGTCCACTTTCTCGCATCTTTCTAACTTGGTTGATTGCGTGTTTCTCTCGTCCCATCCAACCTGCGATGAAACCACAAAACCAAATAAAGATTATAAAAAGAAAATCAGACATTTTTAAATTTACAGTTAGCCATTACCTCTGTTAATGCTGCCATAATATTTATCTCTTGGTCAGCTACGAATGCTGCTTTATATTGATAGTCTGCTAATACTAAAACAAGTTGTGGGATCGTGGTAGGTTCCATATACTGAATCGCATTATCATAAAGTTCTTTGAACAAAGGTGCTGCACCATGCTCAGCATTTTTGCCTGCCCATGAACGAACAGCCAAAAAGTTTTTATCCTTTAAGTCTTTGATAAGTTGCTTGTAAGATTCAGCACTTGCATTTAAAAGAATACCTGTGTCAATTTTACCAGAGACAGAATACCTTTGAAGTTCATTTAGAATCCTGCGGTAATCAGGAAAGTATTTAGTAATCAGTTCTGCCACTACTTTAGGATCAAACTCAATATTCTCTTGCTTGAGAATTTGAACAACACGCTTGAAGAATGTTGCAGCAATCTCTTGTTTCTGTGCGGAGTCAATCTTAAACTCTACAACAGCACAACGACTGTGTAGCGGTTCAATGATTCGGTTCTTAAAATTACAAGTAAAGATAAAAGAACAATTGCTGGAGAACTGCTCAATAAATGCTCGGAGAGCAGGTTGAATTGAGTCGGCATTCATATAGTCTGCTTCGTCAATTATTACAACTTTCTTGGAATCTGTCAATGAGATAGTTGATGCAAAGTTCTTGATTGTAGTTCTGAGAGTATCGATTGAACGACCTTCCTCAGATCCGTTAATCATAATAAAGTCTGCACCAACTTCTTGACATAATGCTTTTGCCACAGTGGTTTTACCTACCCCAGCAGTTCCTGTAAACAGGAATGTGGGTAAGTTACCTTGTGTAATATAATCTTTGAATGTTTTCTTCAGTGCTTCAGGGAGCACACACTCATCAATGGTTTGTGGGCGATACTTCTCAACCCACAAAAAATGGTTATCACGTGAATCAATCATAATATACTTTCAAAGTTACTGTTTAAATAATCTATGGTTAGGTGGAAACTTGTTATCACCTGTCAATTTTAAATTGAATGATATTGAAATACGTTCTTCATTTGATCTATTGGTAGTAACCCAATGCATTGCATTTGAAGGGATCAATAGTAATGAACTTGTTACTGCTTTAAAATATTGTTTAACACTGGT